TCGCTGCCCTGATACGGCTCTTGAGGTAGCGCCCCATAAGCCCTACCAGGCTATCTGATCGTTCTAGCACGACGGTCGCCTCCCCCTTGCGAATCCCCTCTCAGGTTGTTGCGGAGGCGACCGGGCCGCCGCAGTTACGCGTAGATGTCCACCGCGCCGTTATCCCGCGGGAGCCCGATGGCGGCGTGGTGGTGTCCCTCATGTCCTGAGCCTCGGCGCCTTGTCCCATTACGAATAGAGCACCAGTACATCATCGCACCCACCCGACCCGGCGCGGCGGCCAGTAGCGGAACGAGACGCGACCAAGGACCTTGTCGATTGGGACATCCGGGTAGTCGACCACGTCCCGGTTGTCACTGCGGAGGTCGGCGACAACACCCCGTCCCCGGCCGACGGTGAACGTGGTTATCCTCTTCACGACAAGGTCGAGGTCCACGATAGGCCGAGCGATCACGACGCAAAAGCTGAGCCGGTACCGCACCACGACGCAGCGATCACCGGGCTGGAGCGTCGGCGTCATGGACGTCCCGACCATCTTGACCAGCCACGGCCGCCTCATGCGTTCAGCCCCGCCGCCATCGCCGCGCCCTGTGCCGACTCGCCCACGACCAGCCCCGGCGTCTGGTGGGGGCCTTCGTGCTTCGGTGCCCGGCTCCCTCATAATCTCCTTCAGGACCTGGTATGCCCAATGCCACGATCGACAACGCTTCATGGCTAGACTTCCCCAACGTCGAGCAGAGTGCCCGACCGCTCGTAGATTTGGCCTAAATGGAAGACCGCCTTCAAGCAACTCTCGATAGGGTGCTCGGCTAGGAGCACCGCGAACATCGCCGCAAACTCCTCCTGCATTTCCGGGGAAGGCACCAGTGAGCCCTCCTCGATCACGCCAAGGGTATGCTCAAACGCCTTCAGACGGGCGGCGTGGCTTTCGTCATTCATATAGACGAGTACCACACGTCAAGCACTTGGCTCCCCTCGCGGAGAGTTGCCCGAGTGGCCGAAGGGACTCGTTTTAGAAGCGAGTGGGGTGGCTTTGATCGGTGCCCCCACCTCCGCTTGCCCGTCGACAAGCCCTAGCGTAATCAAACGAACCTCACGCTTGGCTCCCCCTCCAGCATAAGCTCGGACAGGCCCCACACGACAGCATCGAGGCGGTCCGGCGACGCTTCCCCCGGCTTGTTCTCCCAGGTGCACATCTGATCTTCGAGGTCCGGGAACTCCCCGACGTGGTGGACCTTGCCCTGTTGGTACAGTGCCGCTACCGGCTCCGCACGGGTACGTTTCCCTCGACTCGCGTGGACTAGCTGAACCGGCACCACCATACCACGATTTCGAGCGGCGACGCCGATGGTAATCTCCACCAGTTCGCCGCCGTTGTTCGCTTCTGCAACGATGGTGTCGGCCTTTAGCTCCAGGTAGAGGTCGATGGCCCGGTTAGCCCAGTCCAGCGGCGACATCCTGCCCGAGGCGTCCCGGAAGACGTAACCGTGGCTGTTCTCTCCGATCCCAGCCGCTACGATTCCCGCCTCATCGCTCTCCTCGGAAGTCGTAACGTTCGGGTCTATGGCTACCACAAGTCGTCGGATATTGTACTGCTCAGGTGTACCAAGCGCCACGCGCCGATCGTCGATCCAGGCCCGCTGCCATAGCGCCCCCTCTAACTGCTCTATCAGCTCGGCGTATATCTCCTGACGCCCTAGGTTGGTGCCCTCGTACTTGCGGATGATGGCGGCGAAGAAGGACGGGGGCAGGTTCGCCATGTTGTCGTAGGTGGCGCCCCTGGTGGTCACGGTGCCCGGCTCCCTCATAATCTCCTTCAGGAGCTTGATGGGCTTCGGTGTCGTGGTGATGGTGACCCTCGGTGCCTGCCCGAGGCGAAGGCCGAATTGCAGGTTGTTCCACGTCTCCCGCGGGTATTTCCACGATCCCAACTCGTCGCACCATGCCTCGTCGAACTGGGGGCCTCGTAGCTGGTCGGGCTCATAGGAGCTAAAGCAAAGCGCGAAGGCACCGTTGGGCCACGATAGCTTCCGGTTGGCCTTGTTGTAGGTTGGCCGTTGATGCGGTGGTGAAACAGCGATCAGGCCGGACTCCCCCTCGATCATCGTGTCCCGGATGTCCGCCGGTGTCCGAGCCACCAGCGCCCACCTGCCCGAGCGACCAGAGTCTACGCCGTCACGGACTGTCTCGGCGCCCGTCCTCGTCTTCCCCCAACCCCTCCCCGCTAGGATCAGCCACGTCAGCCATGCCCCCGGCGGCGGCATCTGCTCCGTTCGCGCCCAGAACGTCCACTCGTATAGGAGGGCTCTCGCTTCCTCCTCCGGCAGAGAGAGCACGAGTGCCGTCAAGGAGTCCTTCTGCTTCAGCCTGCTCAAGTCTTCCAAAGTGGAGACCGAGCTTATCGAGGAGGGCTTTCCTGGGGTCGTCGTAGACGTTGAGGTCGATTTCACCTGATACCTCGTGCCGCTGTGCGTTCTTCCACCGCTCCGGGCTCCGGTTGTATAGCCAAACCTGCTGCGCCGTTACGTTGCCGCCGATCGCCGAGAGGTACATCGCCCCCTCGACGCGCTCGTTCGCCGTAGTCTCCGCATAGGATACGTCCTCGGCGAAGGCCGGATACTTGTGCATGTGCTTCTCGACGGTCCGGGCGTTGACGCCTACCTGAGCCGCGCACGCCATCCGACGCCCACCGGCGGTAAGGAGCCGGATGTACTCCTTCTTCTTTACTGCGTCGAACTTTTCGATCCTACCCATCGACCAGCACCGCCTTCTGGCCAGTGTAGTCTTCCCAGCGTCGGATTGTGACGTCGCAGTAGCGAGGCTCAATGTCCAAAGCATAGCACCGCCGCCCTAGGCGCTCCGCTGCGATGATGGTTGTCCCAGATCCGACGAAGGGCTCGTAGACATCGCCCTCGTGGTTGCGTATCGGGCGCTCCATGCATTCGAGCGGCTTCTGGGTGCTGTGCCCTCCCTCGACGTTAGCGTCTAGCGGGATAGCCCATAGCGTCGTCTGGGATCGATCGCCAGCCCATGCGGCGGTCTTGCCCTTTCGGACGGCATACCAGCACGACTCATGCTGCCAATGGTAATGACCTCGCCCGATTGCGAATCGTGTCTTGGCCCATACGATTTGGGATCGCGTCTCGAACCCCTTGGCCTTTAGGCTTTCCTGAACCTCTTGCGCCGTCGCGTCATGCCACACGTAAGCAACGGCGCCTGGGAATAGCGCCCATGCCTCGCTCCAATCGGCCCGGTCGTCGTTCGTGACGGTGCCGACTCTTGGGCCTGTCCTGGCAGTTAACCCAGCGTCGGCGCGCCAAATCGCGTCATAGCTAACCCCATAGGGCGGGTCGGTCACCATGAGATTAGGCGTCACCCCACCCAGCAACGCCCCCACGTCCTCCTCGTCGGTCGAGTCCCCGCACATCAGCCGGTGCTCGCCGAGCTGCCACACCTGGCCCCGTTGCACCGTTGCAGCGTAGTCGTCCGCCTCGGCTGCATCTATAGCGGCGCCAGTGTCGTGGGTTTCCTCTTTCGGGTCCTCGGGCAACGTGAGCGTTGCTAGCCCACCATCTGCGACGGACGCAACGAGTTGCGACAGGACATCGCTGTCGAATGCGGCTGCATCGGCAAGGGTCTTGATGGCATCGGTGTCCGCCTCCGCCATCGCCGCCAAGGGGTCCAGCGTCAGCAGGAGCTTGCGGGCCTCGTCGTCGTCGAGGTCGAGTACGAGCACCGGGACTTCCGTATCCGGGGTGGTCTCGGCTCGTAGGTGCCCGTCGAGTATCTGTAGGCCGTCCGGCGTCTCCCGCGCGAGGATCGCATCAGCGTACCCTATCTCCCCGAGGACCGCTTCAATCGCCCGACGCTGAGCCGGTGGGTGCTGGCGCCAGTTCTCCGGGTGTGGCAGAAGCTCGGACGCCTTGACGGAGCGTAGCTCCTTTACTCTGTTGCGTATCTGCATCATTCCCCCGCGTGTCGCCGCATTACGCCCTCGTCGAACCGAGCAGGCGATACTCGTATCCTCGACCTTCTATGGGCGCTCATAATCCGAAGTACCAGGACCCTATCGCAGCGAGTACACCGGCCGTGGAGCGGCGTGTTCGGGTATGCAACGATGTATAGGGGGCGCTCGTTAGCTCCAGGGCAGTTAGCCACAACAGAATGGGCCTCCCGGGCTGAGATAATGGCGGCGTTCAAGACGATCGTGGGTCACTCCCTTTTGTTCCTCATTGCCCGCCTCCGGCCCTCTGCGGCACGACGCCGGTGCTGTGCTGAAACGTTGAATTGCCCCTCCGGGACAGTGTTGTCCATGTCCCGCTTCGTGTTGCATTTACGGCACACGCCTATCGTTAACGCCTCACCTCGAGGTGGCGGGATGAGGAAATGGTGGACGCAGTCACTCGGCATCTTCTAGCTCGTCATGGCCACATAGCGGACACGGCCCCTCGATAGGCTCCTCGAACTCGGCGTCGCAGTGCTGGCACGTCAAATCGTCGTCGTCATGCCATTCTTCCAGAGTAATAATTGTCTTGTTGGTCCGGTTGTCCGCCCCCGACGTATTCGAGTTCCACTTCACGAACTTCGGCTCCCCGAAGACGCAGTGGTCCGGGCTATCGTCTACTAGGACACCCGCGTCTACAAGCCCGTCGAGGAAGGGCTTCATCCCAATAATCAGATTGTCCAGATCAACCTTCTGTTGATTTCGGAACGTATAGGTTACCTTAACCACGTCGGGCTTGTGTCGGATAAACTCGGCGCCCTCGATATAGCCCCACCAGTTACCGCTCTCGCGAACCTTCTTCGCCCACCGAGCCTTCTCGTACCTATTCGCCCGGCTATTCCCCCTTAGCTGCTCAGGAGGCAGGTAGCCTAGCTCAATCGTCGCCGTGAGGGTCCTCTTATCGTCCCGCCCTATACAGTGCGCTTGGCAACGATGCTTGCGGGTCGGCGAGGTAGCGACAACGTCCATTATTTGCTCCAGGGTCTTTTTGAATCGCTTCTTGAAGGCCGCCCGGACAGCCATCACAACCAGCGTCTCGTTCTTGTAGGGCCAGGCCCAAATCTCCTGCGCATAGGCACGGTTCCTGCGGTCGTCGACGAAGAACTCGACGACAATGTGGTACTGGTCGTCTCGGTAGTGCCACCAGCCACGGCGGAACGTCGACTGATGCGCTCCGCCCTTCTCGTCCTCGCCGCTAAACCAGATACGCCGCGGGTTGAGCGGGCTATCGTACGGCTCGTGCCCGCAATAGGCGCAGGTGTAATACTCCCCGTCGTCGTGGAAGAAGTCCCCTCCGCACTTCGGGCATACCCTAGCCATCGTCGTCATAGTGCCACCTCGTAGATTAGCGATCGCCAGACGCGACGCGGATTCTTGTGTGCCGATATCCGGCTAGATAGTCTATATCGGTCGGTGGGCGCTATATAGCCAAGGGTAGCCGCCCGACGCATCACCGGTCCCATAGCCCTTAACTCGTGGGTTTGAACATCGTCGTCTAGGTGCGGCCATACTTCATCGACGATAAAACTAGGACTAGCCAACGCAGCGGCCCTTACCGCCTCTAGCGCCGCGTCCTTCCACTCCACGCGAGCGTGAGCCTCTACTTGGGCCATCGCCTCGGTTTTTGCCTTGGCGGCTGCCTGCGGATCGAATGGAAGTTGCGTCATGTCATACAGAACCCGGAGTCGCAAGGCAGCTCTAGCTGCTGAGCCCCCTCGTCCTCTGGAATCTTTACGGCCTCCGACAGCGGCTTGCGGTTAGGGTGAACGTACAGGAGATTTCCGGCAGATGCCCGCCGATCCCGGATGTTCGCGTCGACGGCCTCGGCCACCTGCCAATCAGGGCCACCCCGACGCTTCATATCCTTCCACACCGGGATGCTCTTATAGGGGCAGAACACACACGACGACTTAACAGGGACGGGCAGGTGGTTTCTTTCTAGCCACGCCTTGCACTCGGCCCGCGTCATGCGCGCGTCGATAAGCGGGTAGACGTTCTCAATATATTTCACGTCCGAGTCCCGCATCCGCGTCCACTCGTCGAGGCTAATACCCTGGAGGCTATGGACGGCGCCTGGGGTTGCCTTTATCCCCCGTTCAGTCATGACTTGGCGGAGGTACTGCCGGATTGGCGCTATCTTCCAGTCATGAGTACACTGTCGCCTAACTTGGCCCCTTGCCCCCGTCTGCGTATCGGTCGTAAAGGCCGGGATTGACACTGCGTTCGCCCATTCCTCGCGCACAACGTCAACCCGCCTAGCCGTGACCGTCACCACTTTGACGCCTTGCTCGCCCAGCCAAGGCGCCCACTTCTTAGCATGGGCGTACGTACCAGCGTGCTCGTAGGTCGTATCGGCGTGGATGGCGTAGTCCACGGGCTCAAGCTCCCCGAGCGCCGTCATGGCCGCCAGCGTCCAGGACTGGACGCCCCAGCCGAGCGATATAATACGTAGATTAGCCATCTCGCACCTTCATCGGACGACCGCGTAAGTTTGCTGCTTCATCGGTTTATCCGGTGGCCCCTTGATATAGGGCGCGATCCAAATCAACCGATGCGCTTTTTCCGAGGATACCACTGAGCCCGGATGTGGCCACTCACCCACCACTGGTGATTAAAGCCGGAAGCACCACCGGTAGCTTGTTGGGCAGCCCCGCTCGGAGTCGGCAGCGCCCGTCTCAGTACGATCGTGCTGTGCGAGGCGTCTTCTTTCCTGACAGCCTCGACACGGCGGCGGATGGTGCGAGGCAACGGCACCGATGCTTTTTCTATGTACGGCGAGTTGATAAACGCTAGCTTGCGAAGGACTGTTTCAGTCCCTCGAATCATCCCCCCCGACCGAAAATCGTCGGGATACGTCTGGCCGTATTTGATGGTGCCCCCGACGATTGCGTATCGGTCCTCTGACGGTGCTTGGATATCACTAAGTATATCGAGTTGATCGCCACGGTCCACAAGCAGCATCCAATTCATATCGCCGCCCAGGCTCTCGCCGGTCGCAGCGTTCCGGACGCGGTGCGCCGTTTCAGTCGACATAAACATGATCGGGTGGGGCATTGCCCGGCCGATCACATGGCGCGGCAGCGGTAGTTCACGCGCCACCGCGTCAATCTCGTTGCTCCAGTAGTATGTAGCCGCCATCATCAATAGCATCCCGATAGTGGCCCTGACCCATGCGTGAGGCTGCTCAGTGCGCCCACCAAAGATGTCTAACTTTAGCAAACCACTCGTTTCAGGAAAGGCCAGCATTGCCACAGTGTAAAGCCGCTCCCCCTGAGCCATCCAGGGAGCGGTATGGCGGAAGTCGCGGCCAGTCTGTGTATGTGCCAGAGCCGATTGGGCGTATTGTTGGAACAGTGGATCGCAGCGTACGCGTTCGGCTAGCCGGTCCAATAGGCGCTGCGTCGCAGCCGTATCGTTCTGTGCAGCTTCCATAAACCGCTGCATTTCCGGCAGGTCCCGCGCCGCCAAGAGTTGGTCATAGTCCTCGAAACTAACCATGCCGACAGCCCCGCTGAGTGAAGCCTAGGCTGAACGGGTAGTCAGGGTAAATCGAGTAGTCGTAGTACTCGTACTTCTCATCGCCGATGAACTGCTCGACCGTGCGCCAGTCACCAGTTCCGGTGCCGCCAACGATAGCCTCGGGGTAGGCCGCTTTCAAGCGGTGAACAACAGGATCACTCCAGCGGAAGATAGACGACCCGTACACAGTGTCGTATCGGGGTTCAAACATACTGGGCGATGGCGTTCGGGCCAGCACCACTTGGTCTCCACGGTTCCGGTGCCAATGGGCGAGTTTCATCAGAGCCAGGTTAGGCAACTTGCCGTCGATATGGACCAGCCTTACGGTCTTCACGTACGTTTCAACCTGTAATCCTCCGCCTCGCACCAGATCACCCGCACGAACTCGGGATTGGTCCGGTCGAATGCCAGCAGCGCCGGGGTGGTCTTCGCGAAAGAGATAATCACCGAGTCGCCTTCGATCCCGGAACGTCATTCGTCGACATTGCTTACCTCCTGCTGTGTTTGGTTAAATCCCCAACGGTAGCGACACTTGGGCCAGCCTCTTTTCAGCCAGCGCCAGGTAGTCAGCATTGAGGTCAACGCCGATGGCTCGACGCCCGAGCTTCTGAGCCACGACACAGGTGGTGCCGGAGCCTGCGAAGGGGTCGAGCACTGTGGCACTTATCGGGGCTCGGTCGTGGTCGCAGGTGGGCCGCCAGCCGAGAGTCTGATCCGGATGTTCTGCCTTCCACCGGGCTTGTTCCTGCCCACTTAAGCGCGAAGCACGGAATCCCATATTGCCAGCACCGACATTTCCAGCTTGGCCGCGTTCAAGCCGCTTCGGTGGATTGCGGTGATTTGGTTCTGTTTGCGCTTTCCCTTTCTCAACGACCCGCTCCCACGGCGCGCCGCACTCGGGGCAGACGCCATGCTCCGACGTGCCGGCCAGGATGCACGGCTCGACCAGCGCCTCTGGAAATGTAGCGAAATGTGCCTCGGGGTAGGGCTGCGTGGCGACCTCCCACACCGACCGCTTGTTGCGGCCACTCACGAGGGTGTCATGCTTTGCAAATCCTGCTGCTGTCCGTCTATCGTTGGTAGGCGTAGCGCCATCGAGGTTCTTCGCATCGTGGCCAGACGCCCTAACTAAGCGGCCCTCGTGAATGGCGCTCTCCCGAACCGCGTCGGCGTCGTAGTAGTACCGTTCAGCCTTCGTCAACAGGAAAAGGTACTCGTGGCTCCGGGTCGGGCGATCGGTCACGCTCTCGGGCATGGGGTTGGGCTTCGACCACACGACGTCGCTGCGCACCCACCAGCCATCAGCTTGGAGCGCGAGCGCCACGCGGGCAGGCATCATGCAAAGGTCTTTGTCCTTCAAGCATCCAGACAAACGATCCACCCGTTCCGCAAGGGCTGGGGATGTATTCCCAATGATGTTGCGCCTAGAGGTAGACCAGGCCGAGGCATAGGAATCGCCGATGTTCAGCCAGCACGTCCCGTCCTTCCGCAGCACACGCCAGAGCTTGCGGAACACCTCGACCATGTGCTCGACGTAGAGGTCGATGGTCGGCTCCAGGCCAAGGGTGCCACGCCAAGCGCCGCAGGGGCAGCAGGACCTAGACGAGGCTGACCGTAGCGGCTCTCGCTTCGCATCGACCCCACCAGGCTGTAGTTCACCACGACCGTTGACACCCTGTGCCCAGTTGCCCTTGCCTATTTCAGTGGCGACCGTTTCGTTCTCCCACTCGTGCTCGTGGTCGTCGCCGCCCCAAACGCTCGGTTCCAGCCCGTAGTCCCTCAAGCCCCAGTAAGGCGGGCTCGTCACGATGCAGTGCACCGACTCGTCGGGGACCCCGCTCAGGTCGCGGGCGTCGCCCTGGTAGAGCCGCACCACGCCGTTGTCGTAGGTTGGGGTCATGCTGGCACCTTCAGCCGGTAGTCTTCCGCCACGCACCAGATCACCCGGACGATCCCCGAGGAGCGATCGAACAACCGCGACGCGAGCCGGTGGCCCCACTTCTCGGCCAACTGGTCCGGGGTGGTCCCGTTGGTGGCCGCGATCATGTACGACCCGTCCGCGTAGCGATGGTCGACGATGTCCGTCAGGTAGTCGACGCCCCACGGGGTGACGTTTGAGTCAACGCCTATCTCGTCCAACGCGAGCAGGTGAACGGATCGCAGAAAGTCCATTAGCTCGGTAACGCCTTCGCCCGAACCTACGGCCGCCCGGAGCCGGTCTAGGAGGTCTAACGCGTTCGTGTAGTAGACCGAGTGCCCCGCCGTAAGGACGGTGCGGCAGAGCGCCTCTAGCATGTGGGACTTGCCCGCACCCGTAATCCCCGAGAGCAGGAGGTGACGCGGCCCAGCGCCCTTGCTTAGCGCGACCACGGCGCCGAACATCTCCCGCGTATCGGTTGTGGGCTTGAAGTTGTCGAAGGTCCGAGGACCGACCGGATCATTGCGGATCGGAAGGTGAGCCGCTATGAGGTTTTGCTGATCCTGCGCTTCGCGCTGTAGCACCGCCTGATCCATTCCGCACATATACGGGGAAAGTCCGGCCGCCGACCCGTTAGCTAGGGCTGGCCGATGCTCCTTGGCCCACTCGACGAAGCTGGCGATCCTATCCGCCCGAAGACCGCCGCCAGCGCCACACTTGAAGCAATCCTCCCGGGGAGTACAGAAGAACTCGTCAGGGACTGGCGTCCTAGGGGTCGTATCGAATACGAGCGGGTTCATCCGTGCGCCTCCTTCGCGGCCCGGACAGCGGCCCGTCGATCGTCCTCGCTCTGCGGGCCTGACTGTAGCCCAGCTAGACGCTTACTCTCCGACGTTGTGCACCAGCGCATAAAGAAGCCCTTTACGCCCTTCGGCTTCCGGCTAGGCGCTGCGTTCTCGATCCACTCTAGGGCTGCCTCAGCCTCTAGCGACAGGTTGAGGAGAGGATACGCCTCCTCCATCTTCGCAACCCACCCGTTCTGGAGAGCAGCAGCGTCGAACTTCTCGTGGGCAGATAACCGGTTAGCCCAGTCGGGCACCCCTTCTAGTAGTAATAGTTCGTTGTTAGTTCCTTTGTTAGTTACGGGTGACGCGTCAGTGCGCCCCTCGGGTAACGCATCAGTGCGTCTCCCCCTAACGCGTGGGCGCGTCACCCCCTGACGCGTAGATGCGTTACCCCCTGTCGCGTGTACGCGACTCTCCTGGGCCTCGGTAAGGCCGGGTAGCGATAGGACGAAGACGTTCGAGGTCTGCCGCCCGCCCTCGAAACGGTTGGCTACCCTTAGTAGCCCGTCGTTCTTCATGGCGTCGACGTGACGCCATACCTGACTCCTCGAAAGCCCGCAGAGGTGCCCGAGGTCCCTGGCGCTCGGCCAGCAGACCCCTACCTCGTCGGCACGGTTGGCAAGAGCTAGGAGGACGAACTTCCTGGCTGCTGGCAATTCCTGATCCCAGGCCCACGCTGTAGCTTGCGCCGACATTACAAGCCTAACTCCTCGGCCGGGGTAGGCTCCTGGCTGATCCACCGATAGATGGCCTCGGCCGTCGCCAGGAGGTCTTCATTTAAGCGCACGTCCTTCGCGCCGCCGCCGATGCTGTAGTAGGCTATCGCCTTGTCGACGGCCCCCTGGCGCTCGATACTCCGCCGTTTAGAGGGGTGATCCGGCTTCATCGTGTCCTCGGGTATCCGAGGAGCCGAAACGTCGGGCTGGGGGCCTGTTGGGGCCTCCTGGTGGCCGTGCCCAGCGTTGAGCTTAACGAGGTTCCAGTGGCCGTGCCCAGCGTTGAGCTTAACGAGGTTCCACTGGTAATGGTTGTCGTACTGCCCGTCCTTGTCCTGCTTGAGCTTGCCCCGCTCGATGATCGAGGTGAAGGTCTGCCGGGGCGGCGCGCCCTTATCCGGGTTGCGGGGAATCCACATCTTCGACGGGTAGTTAGATATGGACGGAATCTTGACCGATAGCTCCCACTGCGGCTCGTACGGCTCCCGCTTGGATTCCGTCTCGGCCGCGCTCAGAACCTCTAGCTCGACGGTTCGACGTACCGGGTCTTCCGCCATGATTAACTCCCTCCGTTCCTCTCGATGATTGCTCGTAGCTCCTCTGCCGTCTTCCCGAGAGCCGTCGCGACCTTAGTAACCGTCGTAGGGTGAGGCCCATAGGGACGACGGTGCCGCTGGTCAAGTCGGACAATAGTCGAAAGAGACACGTCGGCTGCCCTTGCTAAAGACTCCTGGCTATAATTGGCGAGTTGCCGAGCGCGCCGGAAAGTCACGCCACCGTCTCCGCCATCAACTGAGTGCGGAGGTCCCCCGCTTCGATCCCCAGGTGCGGTGCCAGCGCCTTCGCGGTACGGAAACGCATCTGGTGACGCCGCCCGTTCTCGTAGGAAGCGATGGCTTGGATGCTGATACCGCTCAAGGCCGACAACTCAGCCTGGGTTAGTAGTTTGGCTTCTCGGAGTCCCTTGAGAATACTCATACTCGGAAGTATAAACGGCCTTGCATTGCCTCGTCAATACCCTCCGCAGGGGTTGACAAGTGGGATTCTATGCCTGACAATGCCTTTACAATCAGGAGGTAGCTAGAGAGTACGAACAACAAACGGTGGTGACGACAACCAACCCAAACCAAGCCCGGCAGGCGGTGCAAGGGGGGAGCTTCGAGAGCGGCGAACCCGGACCCGGCGACGAGGCGGCAAAGGTTCAGGGGATGAAAGGGACACCCCTGCTGACGAGGCCCCAGCCGGGCCGAAACCTTAGAGGAGACGACGGTGCACGTTTACACCTACAACGGCGAGATACTAGAAGTAGACCGAATCATTGAAGTGAAGTTGAAGTACCAGCAGCGAGCGGAGAGGCGCTACGAGGCCATCGGCGACCTCGGGGCCTGCTCGCTCAACCGCGACGGGTTCAAGGAAGCGAAGCTAGCCATCGAGGCGGGCGAGGCCCACGCCCACGCGCTCTGGGAAATCCTCAAGGAGCCCACCGACCGAGACGCCTACATGATCCGCCCGCTTCCGTGGGAAGGGCCGGGCGAGTATCAGTACGTCCATTTCCACGACGGCACCCATCGGTACATCAAGGTCAACGGCTTTATGGGGATCGTCTTCGAGGTGCACGGGCCTTGCAAGGGCGAGCCGAAGCCCGAACCTCGTAACGTGATAGTTGAGCACGCGAAGCACTGCGCGAGGTGCTAGGTGAGTCCGTCCGCCTTCGGGCGGGCGTAAACCCCACGGCCCCGTGGCAAGGCGCGGGCCAAATCGAACAAAGGAGGTAGCGAATGACGAAGACAACCCGGCTACCGGGCCACCACCATCGACGGTTCACGGTCACGACCGCGCTCCCGAGCGGGAAGACGGCGAAGGCCGATGATGGAATGCCCCTCAAGGAATGGAGCCAGGCCGGTGACCTGCTCCAGCGAGTAACGTACGTCGGCGATGTGGACCGCATGGACGGGCGCTGGTCGCTCGTCGTCCAGTGGGTCGACCTCGACAACGTAGGCCACCGGATCGCCCTGCCGCACGAGGTCGTGGAGAAGCTATTCCACCACGCCGCCAACATCATGGCGGCGGCGAGGTCGGATAGAGCCCAGGCCGGGGCGGCTACCCGCAGGGCGAATTCAGGACCGACGGCCGACGCGGAGTGCTCGTGCGAACACTACTACGACGACCACGAGTTCGGCTCCAACTGCCGGGCGGAGACAATGGAAGGCCGGGCGCGATGTAGCTGCCCTGGCTTCAAAGCAGCGTAGTGCAACCCTGGGGGCCGGGGCCGCCACAACCCCGGCCCTCATTCAACAAGGAGGGGATATGGATACCCTAACAATAGAGTCGGCGACGATGCGATGGGTTCGACTCAAGTGCAAGGGCGCGGTACAGGCGGCGCGGTTGCGTTCACACCTGCGGCACGGCGGCGTCGCCGTCCTGGCGGTAGATAGCAATTACGTCACCTACGCGCGCATCCGCAAGGATCACGGGGTCGGCACGCCGTGGCTCGACAAGGTCCGCAGCGACTTTAACATAAGCTCGGCCACCAATACCGCCCCGGAGGGCGACGTACTCAAGGCGCGATGCGGCCTCTACGCCGTCGGCGCTCAGACGCTTGACTACCACCAGCGCCGGTGCAACTCGTGCCAGTCGGCAAAACCTACGGCGCCCGCACCGGACCCCGTACGGACCTTTACCGCGGCGCCGGAGGCAGGCGATATCGTAACGCCGGTGCCCAAGGTAAACAAGCGGACCGATACCGATTCACTACCAACGCTTGACCTGCTACAGATCGTCCACGACGGGGCAATGGACTTAGCAGACCGTGCCGACAAGGCGATGAACGCATTGAAGGACGCGGCGAAACTACACGAGGCGATGCTGGAATTGGAGCGCCAGCACGAGGAGGCGCAGAACGCCCTCCGGGTATACGTCAGCAAGAGCCCGCTGCAAGTGGATAGGTAAATCCAAAGGGGGGGAGTAATGAACGAAGGGACCCGAGACATGGAAGAATTGGTAAGGCGGTGGGGCGCCCTGGACGAGCGTATCAGGAAGGACACCGAGGACCGGGACCGCCTCGGCTGGGCGATCACCCGGTCGATGCAGGAGGACGGCGCGACCGCCCTCGACCACCCGACGCACGTAGTCGAACTGGCTACGAAGAACGAGTGGGACCGCTCGAAGCTCCACCCGCTTCGGGAGCTTATCCCGCCCGAGGTGTTGGCGAAGGGGTATACTCCCGAGCACGAGGAGACGGTCGTAGTAGCGGAGTCGTGGAATATGCAGCAGGTGAAGACGTGGGTGAAGTACGGCAACAGGGTGCAGGCTATCATCGAAGGGGCAGCGAAGCCTAAGCCTCCGGTGCTGGCGATCCGCCCGAAGGAGCCGAAGTGATGCTCGACCATTTCGAGACCTGCGAGCTATGCGGCCAGAACAAGGCCGTATACCCGTGCGGGTGCGCCGAGGAGCACGAGTTCGCGGCGAGAACAGAGTACAACGAGCTAGCTGGTAAGCGTCTCCGGGCCGCTAGGGTCACGGTAGAGATGCTAAGGGATCGGCACCTACGGTTCGGCGCGATCGAGTTACCGGACGGACCGGGTAACGTCTACCTGGAGCGCCCGATTGAGGAGTTGCAATGACCGATCAGATTACACCGACAAGCCCATGTATGCGTTGGCCTGGAGCCAAGGATTCCGATGGCTATGGACAACACCGCGATGAACATTGAAACGGGCCGACCACGCGGTCTGAATCCGACTACCCACTTCTGGTTTGAGCGAGCCACTGGTGAGCGGGTCCGTATCTGTGACGGCGCATCCTGGGCAGAAGAACCAGAACCCAACGATGGCCCGACCCCGTATGCCCCTTGCAATTCATGTAAAGAGTTGTACTTGGAGGACATCCTGTACGGTCGGCAGATGTTCGAGATTCTTCCCAAGCCCCTAGCCCCCACGAGAGATAGACAGGCCCGCAAATTTGGGGCATACTCCCCTAAAATAGGGGCGTATGCCCCCGCACAAGAGTATACCCCCCAGAATTCAGGGTGTCCAATGCCGACTGTGCCGATAGCAAGCTTCGCTCGATTCTATGAAGCTAGGCCGCCTGACAAGGTGCGTATCGTCCGGGATATTCGGATTCAGCAATCCGACCCTGAGGGGTATGCAGGGCGAGACTACTATAACGACCTACGAAATATCCTCCGGCGCACACATTGGCAAACCAATGATATCGAGGTGTTTGAATCTGCTCTGGAACAGTTTCTTGCTAGCCAAAGAAACAACCTTAAGAAAGAACACTTCAGGCAGATAGGCGAGGCATACATCCGTCATTGGAAGCGCCTGAACGCGTCCTTATTTGACGTTCTGCCTGTCGAAGTTAACGTCGCTGGACTCACGATCTTGGTGCGGCCCGAAGTTGGTATGCATACAGACGATGGTGACGATTACGTTCTTAAGCTTTGGCTGAATTCGCCAAGACTGACGCGCCAATACAGGCAAGCCAACCGATATTTAATGGAGCAGGCCCGGACCCAGGCGTGGCCTATAGACTGGCAACCTGCCCTATGGGATGTCCGACGAGAGAATATCCCACCCCCGGTTTCGGTGGCGAGGGACTTTATTCTTGGGCTAGAGGGACAAGCGGCAGCGTTCCAACAGATTTGGACCAAGCTTGACGACCTAGCGGACAGTAGCCGAGGCAGGGCATAAATGGACAGCAATGTCATCTACTGCGGAGACAATCTGGAGGTGTTGCAAAAGTACGTCCCTGATGAGTCCATTGATCTCGTCTATATCGACCCTCCGTTCAACAGTAGCCGGAACTACGAGGTCTTTTGGGGCGAGGCCCAGGAACGACGATCATTCACGGACCGTTTTGGGGACGCTATGACGTATCTGGATTGGATGCGCCCTCGGCTAAAGGAAATCCACCGCATTTTGAAGCCAGACGGTAGCTTTGTCTATCATTGTGACTGGCATGCTAGCCACTACGTGAAGGTAGAGTCCGACCGTATATTTGGCTTTGACAACTTCCAGAACGAACTTATCTGGTATTACAGGGGCGCAGGGGTATCCCCAAAGCGATTCGCGCGCCGTCATGATGCCCTGCTTTGGTATACGAAAGGCTCGACATGGTACTTCGACCCTGACCCCGCACGCATGCCTTACGCGGCCGCCACCGTTGAGCGGTTCAGTCACCACATCGGCAATGTCCGTGAAGGGCACGACTATGGCCCCCAGAAGTTGAATCCAAAAGGGAAGCACCCCGACGATGTATGGTCGGATATCCAGCCCGAAGCTCCCTCTGCAAAGGTACGGCTTGGGTGGCCTACACAGAAACCCTTACCGCTACTAGAGCGGCTTATTCAGACCCTTTGCCCGCGAGACGGTCTTGTCTTGGATGCCTTCTGTGGGTGCGGCACGACCCTGGAAGCCTCGGCGCTTCACAAGAGAGGCTGGATAGGTATCGACGTTTCCCCCACCGCTTGCCGTGTGATGGCGCAACGGCTGGAAGACCGGCTGGGCTTGAAAGCTGGGGAAGCCTTTGAAATCCGTGACCTGCCCAAGACGGCCAATGAACTCCGCCACATGCCTCACTTCGAATTCGAGAACTGGGCGGTGGTTGCCTTGGGAGGGATACCGAACCGCGTGAAGGTCGGCGATCTTGGAATAGACGGCAGGCTCTATCTGGCGGACATTGAAAAGAGCCATCAGGGGGACTTCCTAGAGACTCTCGACAAGTGGTATCCGATTCAGGTTAAGCAAGTAGACCGCGTGGGCCGCCCAGACATCGACAAGTTTGAGACAGCCATGCGGCGCGACAAACGATTGCACGGGTATTTCGTCGCCTTTGGATTCACCGATGGAGCCATGCGGGAGATCAAAAGGGCCAACGTAGACGATGGACTCGACATCGTGCCGCTAACTGTAGACGAGATTTTGGAACACGAGCGCGTTGCCCTGGCCTGACTTTTGGTTCAGAATGAGGACTTTTGGTTCAGGAGGTAGTTATGGTGCAAAGCCCCGGATACGGGCACCTCGTGAGCCAGGGACGGGTTTTGTGATAGTTGTTACCGTTGAACTATGGCCTGGTGGGGACAAGAGTAGGGCACAGGTCCTCGGTCGCGCCGCGATCATCAACGAAGGAACTGGCACGCTGTCGCGTGGAACCTATGCCGCGACCTTCTCAGACAAGGCCGGTCGGCTCTGGCGAGCCATTGAAGTAAGGGGCTTCCCCAGGAAGCGGCTACTCGCCTGGGACTTGCTCTATCGCGCCCTCAGGGATGCTGTCGGTGAACGCAATCGTTAGTTAAACCCCGGTACCTTCCATGGCGGAGTGAACTGCCAGTCCAGGAAGCAGGCCCGGACACTCAGGAAGGCCAACATGATGAGGGTGGTCCCACCAAACTTCATTCGCCGTCGCCGTTCAGCTTGTCTAGCTTTCCCTCGATCCTGCCTAAGTGTCTGCTGAAGTCAGCAGCGAACCCTGCGCGCTTCTCCTCGGTCTGGTCTATGCGGCGATGAAGCTCGGCATGGTCTCCACGGTTGTTCTGGACCGCTGCTGCAAAGTCCACACCGAGCTTTTTAACAGTCGTAGAGATCCCGCTTGCCCGCCAACAAATCGCAGCGATAATGGTCAGGCCCGTCAGGATAAGGCCGCCGATTGTCCCGATGAGTGCTTCCATTACGGAGGGCTAATGCTGACCTCGACGTTATCCACGTTGTTGAACGTCTGATAGATTACACTGTCCTCAATAATGAAGTCTTTGGCGGCGAATCCGTCTCCAGCCCCAAGCTCATTAAAGATTATGTCTACCGTACCAGCTTTGATTCTAGTAACGACGCAGGGGCCGCCCTTAGTGTAGATGTTTGATAGCCGCAGCACGTCCACTTTCCCGTTGACCCCAGAATTCGGGGCTTGCAGTTTAAGCTGGTCATAATAGCCACCCGAAGTGGTCATCGCATTAGCCCGGTTCCCGCCTCCTATTGCCCTGGCCCTTGGTACGCCTGGTGTCGGGGCTATGGACATGCCGTCCGAGGCGTTCCATTTAACATTTAACTCATGGGCTTCGATGGTTGAGAGCGTGAGCTTGGTGCAGCGGAGTCGGTCGATAATAAGGTGTCCCACCTCTATAAAGGTGGCTGTGAATCCTGAGCTAGTAGGCAGTCCACCGATATATACGACATTGGTTTGACCACTTGGGAGGGTGCTGCCTGCAAATGCCGTTCCCACGGTAATGTCCTCGATACTGATCTCACCCACAGGGGTCGTACCCAGATCGACTCTGAGCGTATTATCCGCAGAGTCGTAAAACGTGGGGATGTCTCCAGGCGCTTCATAAATTCCAGCCGAACCGGCGGAGAATGACCGCTCCTCCAGCATCACGTCAGCAGCCACGTATGAGCCGCCTCCAACGAGAGCCAATAACACGCCGATACAAGCGGAAGGAGGAATCCCGGTCAGCCGGAGGAGTTTGTAGGGGCTGAGGATGAGAGTACCGAGCATCCTCCAGCGTGCCGACTCTGCTTGGAGATATTCAATCTTAGCGAGAAGCCAGTCACGCTTGGCCCGGACCGCCCCGTAAAGCCTAATCATTGTCACTTTGCAGCACGTCCTTCGCCAGGGCGATAATACCTGCTCCCGAGCCAGTGGTAACCTCTATGGAACCGATCTTAAGGCCGTATATACCCAAGAGGAATAGGCCCACGATGGCGGCCATGATCTGCGGTCGTATCTTGCCGAAGAACTTCTCCATTATCGCCTCCTGCGGCGCCAGGGATTACGAATCCGCGGGCGGTGCAACGGCTTCCTCCTTGGGGTCAGGCGGGTCCTCCCCTGGCGCCTCGACCTTGTTCGTCTCCATGTAGTGGACGAGTAACCACACGTCCTGCGCGAAGGACCAGATGCCCGTGCTGGCCCCGACCTTCGGTGGCCCGTACTCTTTGACCTGGGCTACAAACCATTCGTAGTTGGCACGCGGCAGCGAAACGTAACCGTCCGAGTCCTTCAGCCGCTCGTCAATGTCGACGATCTTGTCCGTATCACTCCAGTCCTTGATGGGGATGAGCTTCCGGGTCTGCTGGAGCACGCCTACGAAGTCCAGGACTTCCGGATCTTCGCCACGCTTGGTGAGGGTCCACGGCTCGCCCTCATAGTCCAGCCATTCGTCCGGCACCGGGATGTGGACGAAAGGCCGGGTGTGCTTTCGCTTCTCCTCTGCTGCCTTCCGCTGCTGCCTGTTAGACGACATCTTGCCCCTCCTCGAATACGTTTGTCGCCTGCCCGTCTTTGAACTCAGGATGGTGCGCCCTGGCCCAAAGGTAAATCGCCTTGATCGGCTCCATTCCCGCGCCCACTAGGACTGGGGTATCCAGGTAATCGTCGAAGATAGGCTGCGCAGGCTCCACGACAACCATGATGAAGTTCCCGGCCTCGTCCGCCATCTGATTACCGTCGGCGTCCCGGTCCGGCTCCACTACCGCATCAATGTTCTCGATCCTACTGTGCTGGCGCCGCAGGAAGGGTTCTCTTTCCCCACGTTGGTAGTCCTCAAGGCTATTCCACCAGTCCCAGTACACGCTAACAGCAGCGTCCTTCCGGTGGTATACATAGGACTCAACATTGATATACGCGTGCTCTCGCGCAGTCCCGGTGCCCTCGTCCAAGTGCTTTTTTTTGAATCCCATCCTGCTACCTCGCCTCAAGCGCCGCTATCTTCCGGTTGGCAGCCGCCAGATCAGCCTTCACTTTATCGAGCTCGGTCCATTTCGTAGAGGCCGTCTTGTGTATCTCGTCGACGGCCAGCTCGACGCCGTTCACTCGCGGTTCGATATCGTTGAGCCGAAATTCGTGCCACTGGACCACACCCATCAAAAAGCCGCCTACGTAGCCAGCAGCGATGCCTTTACGGTTGCCCGAAGCAAGGAAGTCAGGCACGTCCTCGGCGATCATCCCGTAACGTAGGTACGGGTCGTCCTGCCTGCCATTCTCTCGCCGGTACTCATTCACTTCTACCATTGCGAGGAGCCGACTGAATATCGACAAGTCTGCGATGGGGATAACGCCTCGCTTGATGTCACGGGAGGACCCATCTGTCCAGACACCAGAGGTAGAGAGGTTCCCACCGTTGACGTTCTCACGCATGAAGAAGTTACTGCCTCCCTCCGTAGGGGCAGTGGTCATAAGGATGTTTTGTGCATTTGTGGCTGCCCCACTGCCCGCTAGTGTGATGACCGGCTCGGCTACCCTGAGCGTCTGAAGGTCGGTAATGGTCACGCCAGTCTGCACCGTGACTGCCCCGCCAGTAAAATCTACTATCTCCGCGTCCGCCCTGGTGGTGGTTTGGGTCAACGCGGGGGCAACGAGAATGGCCTTGGCACCATTTGTAGAGAGAGAACCCCCAACGCGAAAGTGTGCGTTGCTGGCCGCTGCCACGTTGACGCCAACCGTGCCGGTAGTACCGTCCACGTAGACAATGGTAACGTTGTCTCCGAGTAAGACGTTAGAACCCGCGGCAGCGCCCAGGGTCAGGTTGCCCGCGCTGGTGTTGACCGTCGTCGCTCCGGTAAATTTGAGCACCCCTGAACCTACGGCTTGGAGGTCCCAAATCGTATCGGTGCCATTGTAGGAGAGAATAGAGTCGCCGCCGGTTCCCAAGCTGATCCGCTGGTTGTCGTTGAACGTGAGGTGGCCGGTCGAGACGACGGCCGAGTCGAGGTTGCGGCCGTTACTCCCGTCGTGAAGGTGGCCAGTCGACGTGTCTATCGCGTCCGCGCGGAGGTTGTTGTACTGGGCCGCCGTAGCGGTATCGCCGGTGTCGACTGTTGAGCTATTCGCCATGTCCTACCTCACAGGCCCGCGTCTGGTAGTCCTCGATGCTATGGATGGGGTCGTAAAGCCAGGGTAGCTTGCCGTGGGCGCCAGTATACTCGCCCTTCGTGATCACGTCCCGATCCCGGCAGTGGCAGCATATCTGGCGGAAGTTTGGGTTGGCCGCGTCCTGGTCGGGATGCCAGCAGCACCGGGGGGCGATCGGTTCGATGGTAACGTCCGTCGCTCGGGCTCGTTGCTCTCTGTTGCTTAACCCCACTGGAAGAACCCCCACCGCGCGTTGCCCCAGACCCCGCCGATGGTCTGCTGGAGAGTCCACTGGCACTGGACGTACTTGTTCCCCTGCTTGAACTCCAGGGTCCGGCCCTCGATGTGATACTCGTCGTCGATACCCATGTCCGTGTAGACGAGGTTCACCCGGTCGCTCATGGAGCGGTGGATAGCCTGCATAAGCGCGGCCCGTGTCTTGTTGGGCATCGTGCAGGTGACGACTTCCTTACGCATCTGGCGGAGTTCGACCCGCTTCTCAGCACGGCCCTGGGCCGTGGCGAACTTGTCGATGTGGAGGGCCTTGTGCTCGATCCGTCGGCGCCCGACGTCCGTCTGGCTCTTACTATTCTCGGCCCGACCGAAGGTCTTGCTCGACTGCTGTCCCTTGTCCGCCCTTAGCCGCAGGAACGTGATGAAGCCATTCGTCCCCGAGCCGTTGTATAGGTCTATGCGCCGGAAGTTGCCGTCGAACCCGGTCACCACCTCTACGGTCACATTGTAGACATTATAGGTCAGGGGGGTGTCCGTCTCGTCGAAGCCGGTGTCCGCCTGGGCGTAACCAACTGTGACGAGGTCAGGGGCGGTGAACAGAGCTACCCGGGTGCCGTCGCCGTCGACATCCGACGTTCCTATCCAGGCGAGCGCCGTGGTCCCGGACGCGTCGGTAATCCGGACCTGGTGCTTCCCGTCGTTCCAGTCTGTGAAGTCCTGGCTGATGTCGTCTAGCTGGTAAAGGGAACTCCCTGTAGCCGATACCACCGTTCCCTGCTGAGTGTCCACCGCGCCTAGGAGGTCCGTCCCGCCGCCAGTTTCCAGGGTGTTGACGGTGAAGTCGGTCGTATGAACGGGCCATATCTCGTTCGCTATATGGTCCTCGTCGCCGACAGCGGTGAACTTCCTGGTGATACCGTTGTTAAGGGACGGCCGATCATCGACTTCCAGGCGCCAGACGAGGACGGCTGCCGTACGGCTGATCCGGTGGTACTGGTAATAGACCTCGTTCTCGACGTTCTCCTTGCCGTCGTCCCACCTGAAAAGGTCCTGGGACACGATCATATCCGTGGCCGCCGCTTCGCCACCGCCAGCAGGGTCTCCACGCCACGTCTTGAGCGCCTTCGTATGGGGCGCTGACTTCCGGTGGTCGGAGTCCTCGTAGCGGTAGTAGCCCGCCCCATCGACGGTGAATATGCCCACATCGTCGTCCTGAAGCTGGTACGCCTCGGTCAGGCCGTCCCGCCCCATGCTCTTGACGTGCTCCTTCTCGATCGCGAGGGTGGTGCCGGTGTCCAGAATCCGGTTCGCAGATGAAGCGTCCACGGCGTCCAGGATGCGGTCGAGGATGGCCTTAGCGGTCGTGTTGTCGACTTCGGGGGCAGTCCGGTACACCAGGTGTTGACCCATGCGCTCGCGGTCGTCCATTGCCCGAATCAGGCAGAACTGGTTATGGGCCTCGGGCTTCGGCTCGATCCTGTCGATGCGCCCGAAGAATAGGGACCGCCAGCCTCCGAAGTCGTCCCACTTGTCGCTCGCGTGGGTTCCTCTACCGCCGATGCCGTACTTAGTCGCCGTGTTAAACCTCGTGGTCGTGTGGGAGAACTGGAGCGTGTCGTCGACAGAGACACGAATCACATCCCCGTGAGTCTCGACGCCAATGATCTTTTCGTCGGAAGCGGTCCATGTGAAGGCGGCTTCGGCTATGGACGTGAGGGTGCCGGAGACAACCTCTCCAAGCCGTATATTCGTGCCGTCGTTGTAGACAAGCAGATAGTTACTGGCGTCAGAGTAGCGCACTATCAGGCCACTCCGGGTGCCTCCACGGACGTACTTGACGCCCACGAAGCAGTCCGTCTCACCAAAGTCGAGGACCGCTGAGTAGTTCCCGGCGGTGACGGGTATCATGCGGTTGGACTGGGCCTTGAACTGAGTGACGTCCCCGGCCCAGGCGTCGAACTCGCTGTCGTAGTCGGGCTTACGGCTGGCCAGCGTGGTGTTATCGGCCACGTCGAAGGTGTCTACCGGGTAGCCTACCTGGACCCAGATGTTCGGGCCGGGTAGTTGCAGGGGGTAGAGCACGCTCGTCGCCTTCGGTGGGCTGAAGCGGTGATCGTCGTTCTTGAGATATAGCTCCAGGATCGTCGCGGGGGACCGGCGCTTCCGAAGGTTGATTTCCTCGATTATCTTCATACCGCGGCCCTGAGTCCGCACGTACGTCGTGATGTCGGAGTTCGCGTCCGTGAAGTCGCCGTCCTGGTCGAAGTCGGCCCGGACCCTTGTTAGTGGCGTGGGCACTTAAGTCCCCCGTCTTTCGTTGATGTCGATGCGGTTAGCGATGTCGCGGGCCAGGTCGTTCGCGGCTACCTCGTCCTGGATGTGGGCCTCGTTGAAAATGAACGTATACGAGTTGCCGGCGCCCATACCTTTGCCTTTGCCGAGGGGTATGACGGCCTCGGGGCCAGCTTCGCCGATCATGGCAAGGGTGGGCTTGGTGACGATTCCTCCAGCATGGAAGCCGGGAACGGTAGCGGCGCCAAGCCCGGAGGAGGCGAACGGGCTTACGCCAGTGAATATCTTGATGATCTTCTTGAGCCAGTCGGGGATGATTCCCTCAATGAAGCTAATCGCGATCTCGACCCCGTCATCTATCCACTCCGTAACCATTGTGATGACTTTCCATACGGCGTTCGCCTTGTTAGTGCCGAACTTAAATGCTACCCAAACACCATCTGTAAGCCACTCCGTAACCTTGGTGATAATCTTCCATACGGCGTTCGCCTTGTTAGTGCCGAACTTAAATGCTACCAGAACACCATCTGTAAGCCACTCCGTAACCTTGGTGATAATCTTCCATACGGCGTCCGCCTTGTTAGTGCCGAACTTAAATGCTACCAGAAC